CCTACTTGGTCATCACCAACACCGCTGACAATAAACACTAATTGACCAATATATATGTCATTTGCTGTTGAGGCTAAAGTGTTTAAGGTAATTGTATTTGCTGTACCGCCTTGTGCTAAACCTTCGTTCACGTGATCATGCCCAACCCACTGCTGAATTACAAATTCGCTATCTGAAGATGGTTGCTGTTTCCAATTCCGATTAACCGTGGCAATTCTGGTTGCTCCATCGTATTCTAAGATACCTCTAGTTTGACCAGCTCCAGCGCCAGAGTGAATATGAACTGATGCTGGGTCGTATGCGCCGTCAACCGTAGACGCTCCTACATCAAATTGGATTTGATTGCTACCGGAACCGTCACCCTGCGCCGTATCTGCTCTGATAATCGGGTCTGTGATATTTTGCAAACGCTTGGCAGCACTCTGAGGAACATTGTGGGTAGCCTTAGAAAGAACTTCATCCCATATCAAGTCAACAGCGGTAGAGCTTAATTGAGCGCCAACCGTTGTTCCTAGGGTAGAGCGAGTAGAAGACATTCTAGATGAAATCGTAGCATCAATATCGGTTACCCAATTATCTACGTTAGCGGTACTGTTTTTTACTTCAACCAAATTAGACGGTAATGCGGCTGTACTAGCAATTGAGCCTACGGAGCCATCAACATTCCCCGCAACCGAACCGACCGAACCTGTTACTGAAGCGACAGCTTGCGTTGACCCCAACGTAGACCTGGTTGAACTCATCCGCGAGGACACATCAACGTCTATTCGTTCCGCAAATTGGGGGTTTATTTCCTCCGTAGCTACTTTTAACGCAGCGGTAGACTCGCGCCACATTATCATACCTTCAAACCCATCATTAAACGACGCTAAGACTCCGAAGGTTGATATATCGGTGCTTACGGCTATCTCACCTACGTTGGTATCTGACCAAGCCGTTATAGCGACTCCTCCAGTGTCGGAGATTTGATATTGAACCTTCGTTGACCCGGATTGAAAACCGGATACACTTTTAAATAAGTTATACGCCATCTTTTTCTCGCTTAGATAGCTCTTGGTTTATTATTTCAATCTTCCTTTGTATAACTTGAAGGTTCACAAACTCATCATATGCGAGTGCCTTTAGCTCAACAATAGAAGCCTTAGTAATGTCTACTGGTTCAGTCAATTTTGTCCTATTCTATTTGCAATCCATGTCGGTATAGGTTTCTTATTATAAACTTCAGGCTTGTTCATAATAAGACCATCTCGACTTGAAGTTAATTCTTGAATGCGACTTAGATCGGTTTCCGTTTCTAGTTCTTTATTTAATATAGCAATCTCTTTATTAGCCCAGGCTCTTTTATCGTCTATCTTCTGTTTAACTAGGGCTTGATTCTCGTCCCAATCTAACACCTCTGCCGTATCTTCAATATAAATAAGTTGCTCTCCTGTTGATTGCTCTACAAGATAAGCTAGTTTCTCCATATCAACAGTGATTTGTTTGCCCAAATATCTATTAGATGTTCTATGAACCCAAGGAAATCTATGAGCATCATCTACAGGCAAGGTATCTAGAAAATCAGGAGGATGAGGAGTTAATTGAACTTGGTTATCTGCCTCGTCTATCGCAAATGCCTCCACTGTTCCAGCAACATCACTTCCATAAAAACCTGCCGTGTTGGCACCCATTGTAGGATTTCCTGCATTATCACCAACGATAAGAACTTTACCCATTGTTCCGGTTGGAGGAGTCGTTGTGCCAATAAGAAAATTGCCGTCTCTATCTAACCTCATTCTCTCTATTGCTGTGCCTGCTCCATCAGGAGTAGTGGCAAAAACAAACCTTCCTGGCATATCAGTCGGGTCTGCACCGCTATCAGGCGTACCATCCACCTCAAGACCAAACCAACCTGATTCTACAAAGTCACCCGCGTTAGCGCTATAGCCTCGGAAAAAGAACCTTCCTAAAACATCGCCATCTTGAACCACTAAGGGAACAGTGACAGTGCCTCTTCCTCTGTGGCTTAGCCAGTTTATCCCACCAGTTGCAGAGGCACGATACCTAAACGCTCTTATCCCCGCAAAGCTTGGCATTTCTGTTATAAACTCTGAGTTATCAGTAACTACGAGTGGTTGTGTTGGCGCGGTATCACCGATACCTATACGATCATTTACCTCATCATAAACGCTTTCACTGCCGAAAAGTATCTTACCCTTAGTGGCATTTGAAGTAGTGGTTAGCTGTAAAGTGCCTGACGCTACAGTATCACCAATAATATCATTACCGCCCATTTGGATATCTACGGTTAAATCAAAACCCGAAACGTCTAGATGCGCTCTTTCTACACCAGAAGAACTGAATATGATTTGATTAGGACTTACTTCGGTGGTAACGGACGTGTCGCTGTCGAGGTCTACTATCTTGGTTTGGTCAGTCCATTGAGCGCCGTTTGTCATTCGTTAATAGCCTCTCCGATATCCTTAAAGCCTGTTTTCACCGCTTCTACTAATTCGTCGTCGCTCTCAAAGGTTTCCTCAACCTCGGGTAGTTCTAGGACTCGTCTAAGTTGGTTGACGGTTTCTATATCACCAAAGTCTAGCCCCGCCCCCGAAAGATTCTTGATAATCTCCGATAGAACCTGTGCGTTCGTACTCTCTAAGTCGCCGTGCTCTAAGGTGGGGATTCTATCCATATCCATGCCGTTGAGTTCCCATAGTCTAGGTATAGCGTGTCGGTTAAATACACCAGCCACCATATCTAAATACGTTCCCAGCGCCACGGAAAACAAGTTGGTCTTACTATCTGCTAATGCAAAACTGCCAACCTGTTCGTGGCCTAGGAAAATGAAGTCAGCTAAAGCGGTCATAGCTATTTGAGTGTTGTATCGTTGGATAATTTTGTCGGTGTCGAAAGACCGTTTACCGCCTGCTGACAATAATTCAAGTTTCATTAACTGATTACCGTCTTCAAATATCGCAGGTATGATAACGCCCTCTTGTTCGTCACGTTTAAGGTTGACAACAATATTCTTAGCGGATTCATATAGAGCCTTTTCGTCGGGTGTCGCGTCTGAAGAAGTCCACTCGGGGGGTACAGTCATAACTGGAAGTCCCGCTAAGTCGCGCTCAAGCCCGATAGCCTCAAAAGTTTCGATACGCTTAGCGAAGAACCACGGCCTGAACATATTCCGCAGTAAAGCCTTACCTTCAGGGTTGTTCTTATACACCTGTGTTCTAAATAACAGAGCGCGTTCAATGGGTATCTGGCTAGTCTTAAAGTCAGGAGCGGCTATCTGCTCCATACCCTCTAAGCCACCCTCGTCGTCGAACAACCACCGATTAAGAGTATCTTGACCTCTAATGGGGATTTTCCGCCAACCTATCTTACCGTCGTTAAACTTACTCGATATACCGGGCTGGTTTTTCTTTCTGCCGTTGCGTTTCTTTAAAACTACTTCGTGATACGACCAGCCCCAAGGCACGAATGAGAAGATTTCCGAAAGTGTATCAGCCCAACTTGAAGACATATCATCCAACAGAGATTCAACAAACTCTTTTTCATCCTCGGATTGCGGTTCGTCGTCTACCGGAGTAACAAACCAGGGGACTTGGCGCATAAACATATCAATCGTGAATAATATCGCGCCGATAACGGGAGAGTTATCCCGCATCTCCTTGTATATTTTAAGCCGCTTAGAGCTATCTTGGAGTTGTTTAAGGTCTTCTTCACCGAGAAACCCCGAGAATTGAACTAACCCGGTACGTCCGATCTCTGCTAAACGTGGGGTTTTAGTTCCGGGGGCTACCATTGGGATAACTTGTTTCTCTACTGGCGTAGCTTCTACTGTGATATTTTCGTTGCTAGTGTCATGTTTAGTGTAATGTTCTAGCGGTCGTTCCTTCGGTTCCTGCCGTTCCTTATGTATCCTGTCGTGTCCGGTCTTTGGTGATTGATTACGTTTGTTACGATTGCGATTCTTTGACATACTTTCCTTTGTTGGGTGCTACGTTTCCGCTGGTCGCATATTGTTGAGCTGAGGTTATGTTAGTTAGCGTCATCCATTTTTACTCCTTACAGCAAGAGAGGACAGATTATTAGTCCGTCCCCGCTTACTAGCTTTAGTGGTAGTCGTAAACTTATTATACCACAATTTTTTATCCATTCCTATCCTCTCTTAACCGTCTTTCTGCTTCTTGACTATATAACTTATTTTCAAAATTTAATTTATAGTTAGGGATTAGTTTATCTATCTGATTAACAAGCTGTTCCCAGGTAACTAGTTTTCGTGGCTTCTTTAATGTGCTTACTTCCATATTACCCTCTATAACACATTTCCACTAGGTCGCGCAAGGTCGTTGTTGACGGATAGGGATATAACGGTAGGTCGGAACTGTAGTCTAAGGGTTTCAATGGCATACCTGGCCGCGTCACAAAGATGGTTAAAAGCGTCTACCGGCTCGTCGAATACATTGCCGTCTTTATCCTCTTTATATTTGTAGCTTTGCAGCTCCTTGATAGTATTAACACAATCGGGGTGAACGTGCATCTTTCTTCCGCGTAGATAATCAATACCGGATTTAACCGAGTGTTTTTCCTTTTTAGCACCCTTGATACGTCGGTAACCTTCCTGGCGGAACTCCTTTATCCTATCCGGTTCGGCGGAATCAGCTATTAGTTCAAACCTCTTATCCGCTACGCCCTCTAAAGCCCGTATCAACTCGGGGTTTGTTAAGCCGGTGCGGTATAGCTCCTTGAATATGTATATCTCGTCGTC